TCCTGGTTTTCTATAAATTTCATATAAGTTTATTTAAATAACATTACGATTATCGACAATTTCTCCCTGGTTTTGGGAGATTTTTTTATGGGGTTTTAAGGTTTGAAAGGACTTGACAAACCATTATATCTGTGGTATCATCCGCTGCGAGGATATGAGGTTTGAAGGTTTGACAATATGAAGGTTTTGTGATAGGGCCCCTCTCCCCAAAAAAGATTACGAACGCCTCTTTAAAAGCGCTCCCTACTCCACTATCCTCCACTTCACTCCACTTCTAGAGTGTCTAATAATATTATCAGTAAGATTAATCTGTGGATAAACCTGTGGATAACTGTTCATCTCCATGTGCTACAATGGATGAATGATAACACTCACACTAATACTAATAACCTGGTATGCCACTAAGGTATATTACACAAAAACCTTTACTATCCAAACTCCTGAGAAAGATTCTGATATGGGCCATATCCAATGTTCAGGATGTTCTCAAACCATCTATACGCACAAGGACAACTTTAGAGTTCCATACTACTGTCTGGCATGTAAGTAATGTTAGATGTCCTATGCTTCAACTGTGGTGGTATGTTCCAAGTTCCCTATGGTACAAAAGAGATTACGAAGCAGTGTCCAAAATGCGACGGCAAATAAAGATTACGATACATCCTTTATAGCCCTATTGACCATACGGATCAAACCTCGTCTAGTTACTTTCGATGCATCAAATGTCTCCGTATATCCCCCTTGTGGCATATCTGCCTTATCTAGGAAAGAACCATGCTTTTCCCTTAGTGTTCTTAGTACTAGGGTTTCTACTGTTCTTGCTTTATCCCGTTCGGAAAACCACCAATACTTGATCAATATCCAACCCTTGGTCCTATGGCTTGCAAACCTTTTACCTGACACATCTGATATACCTATCTTGACAGCCTTATACACAGGGCTATAGAGTATATATAGTAGGGTCATATGTCTATTATACTTTATCCCCCCGCAAAATATGCTAGAATGGTTTTGTGGATTATTCGATAGTTACCCTGCCTAGAGTTGGCTCAAACTATCTTCAAGACAGGATACTCCAACATACTGGTTTGTTTGTGGAAAGGTTTCATACTCTTCAAGATAACAAAATGATAACGATAGCCAGAGACCCAGTAGAATTCCTGACATCAGAGGTGGCTATGTCTTATTTCTATGATACCTCAAGTACTACTTTAGACAAGTTAGTTAATAATAATTTAAGGAGTCTTTGGCTAAGCGATTACTCTAAGTACTTTACTGGCACAGATGATATGACTATGACTGATCAGTTTGATATTATAATAGATTACGATAGGCTAATAAATTTCCCCGTTGAAACGATCAAAGCCATAGCCAGTAAGATGGATATTGATATTATAAGTGATGACTATGAGTCTGGTCGTCTTAAGGACTACACTGAGCATGGCCATATTATTTCAAGCAAAAGGGTTAAAGAATATGAGATGATCAGAGAATATGTAGAAGATACAGATCTATCCAAACTATATGACATTTACCATGCCATGCTAGATAAAGCCATACATTGACAAACGAGCCAAACCAGACTATACTTAGTATATGATCAATATGGAGATACCTGACCCATTTACAGCATTTCGTATAGAAAAATATAATCGCACAAAAGGATTACGATATGACTTCTTTTCTGGCGAATGGGACATGGAGTGTGCTGCATGCAGTGAACCTCTCAGTGCCCCGAATAAAAAGACTATGACCAAGATTCGTCTATACCATACAAGAAATGAGTGTCTGGGTGGATACTGAACAAACCTTCGATCAAGAGTTTACTGTTGAAGACATTACGAACGCCATAGTTGAACAGGCTAAGGCTGAGGTCAAGGCTAGGTATGGCAACAAGAAAAGACATAGACAGTGAAGAAGTGCTATGCTAAAAAAAATAATGGAAAAACCTGCTTTGCAAAAGTAACTGACTCTGCTCATTTCTGCCACATTCACGATCCTAATGGAAAATTCAGACAACAACTAAAGCGTAAGGGTATGGGCAAGGACTATGTTGTTAGGTGTGAACATACTTGGTATATGAGAGAGCATGGGATTACCTGTACAAGATGCCTAATGATTTGGGAGAGTGATGAGGATAATAGTCTGTCCAATTTGTAAGAAGGAATGGGACTTAAGATGGGGTGTTTTTGGACATGACTCCCTTGCTAGGCATATGAAGGCTACTCACCAATAGTGCCCGTATAGGGCATTGAAAGGTTTATTACTTCTATTTTCCGCCGAACTTTAAAACCTATTTTTCCCGAATGCGTTCCTGTGATATACTTTATTTATGAAAGCAATTCAAATCGCCGAGTTTGGCAGCCCCGATGTTATGAAATATGTTGAAATATCTGAGCCAGATATAAAACAAAATGAGATTATTCTTGATGTTGCTGCAATAGGCATCAACTACTCAGATACACATAAAACTGAAAACACATATCTTCTACCACAATCTTTGCCTATGATTCCTGGTATTGAAATTGTTGGAACTCATGATGGAATTCGCTACTTAGCAGTTGCATCATCTGGTGGATACGCACAAAAAGCAACTGCTCACAGATCTCTTGTCTTTCTAATTCCTGATGGAGTTAGTGATGAAGAGGCGCTCTGCGTCTTAGTACAAGGAACAACTGCGTGGCATATATTAAAGACTATGGGAAATGTACAAAAGAATCAATCTGTTGTTGTTCATGCAGCAGCAGGTGGCGTTGGAACAATTGCTATTCAGTTGGCCAAGATGTGGGGTGCTAAGGTAATTGCCGTGACATCGTCTGACTCTAAAGGAGAATTAGCAAAATCACTTGGCGCAGATGTAGTAGTTGATGCAAACTCTAAACATCTTGGAAAGTCTATTCGACAAGCAAATGGTGGCACTGGCGTAGACCTAGTCCTTGAAATGGTTGGTGGTAAAACCTTTGATCAAAGCCTTTTTTCATTAGCCAATTTTGGAAAACTTATAACTTATGGTATGGCATCTCGTGTAGCCCCAACACCAATAAATCATCGTTCTCTTATATATGGGTCAAAAACAGTTTCAGGTTTCTGGCTTGCTAATTGTTTTGGCAATAAGGAATTATTAAATGATGTAGTGGAAGAACTGTTTGATCTAGTGTTAGAAGGAAAAATAAAGCCAGTTATCGGGTCTACTTACCCACTAAGCCAGGCAGCCGATGCTCATCGCTCAATGCTTACTCGTGAGTCTATAGGCAAAATCGTTCTAGATCCTGCATTATAAATGAGTAGTGTATAATAGTTATATGCCATATATAGTTAACAATCAGCCTGTTGGACATGACCCAAGCGATATCGAAAGAAAACCATCGTATATGGAGTTTTTCGAAAAGATAGGAAACTCTCCAGATAACATAAAGGTTATACCAAACTTTCTTTCTGATAAAGAGATTAGATATCTTTTGTCACATATAGATGAAAGAAGAATGGTAAGTTTTGTTTCTCAAAAAGATAACGATGGCAATCCTGTTTCATGGATTCACAACTATGAAGGAATTCGTGACAAAGATAATGTAATCGGCAGGATATCTGATGAAATAAAAAAGGCATATCAGATTGAAAACATTGAGCCAAAAAGCGATAGACTAAATCTTGCAAGATGGGATGTAGGCACTAAACTAGGACTTCATGTTGATGATCTTGGTTATGTAACAGACAATCATTTGCCAACACTTGTTTATTTAAATGATAATTATGAAGGCGGAGAGTTGGGTTTTGCTACACATGGTTTTGTATTTAAACCTAAGAAGGGTGACCTAATCATGTTCCCTGGAAATATGCACTATGCACATGAAGTATTTGAAATTTTGTCTGGAACAAGATACACACTACCTATCTGGTTTACAATACCGTAGGGTATAATTAAAGAATGACAATCGGTCAAGAAGGACACACAAAAAAAAGAATACTATTAGATGGATCAGAAGTAAATGACTATGATTATCCAATTGATTTAATATTACATACCAAGGCACCTGGAAAGTGGAAGTTGATAGATCTTGAGACTGGTCAAGAATATCTTGGGTCAGAGATTTCTCACGAAACATTTGGAGAAATTTTAAGAAGTAAAGTAGCAAAGGCTAAGATAGGATCTTGGTTTAAAACAAAAGGAAGAGTAATAAAAAATGGAAAATAGCAACAAGCCTATAACTTTTCACTGGATGTGGAGAAGACACTGGCAGGTAAATGACAGCACCGAACACTTAGATCTTAAAGGTATTCTTGGTATGGCACAAGAACTAGATGGGGCAAATGTAAAGTCTGTATTGCTTCCTTATGGTCCAGGGGGTATTGATTTTTCATTAGTTATAAAAGAATCATTAGAAAAAACAAATCAACTAATAATGACGATTGCTTTACCAGCATATGGAACAAGTCCTGACTATGCTGCTAAAATTGTTGATACTTTAAATAGGTTTGCACCTGGAAGAATTGGTGTAAATCTTGTTGCTGGAAGATGGGGAGATGAAGGAAATGGACCATCAGAGAAAATAGTTTTAGATCATTACATGCATGACTCAAGTCTTATTGATACCCTAGAGAAAAGAGTAGCAATATCTGCAGTCTGGATGGATAAGTTTATGGATTTAATGAGATTTCACAAGCATAAAACTCACATGGCTGTCGTTGGTTCTTCAGACACCACAATTGAAATAGCAAACAAGCACTGTGAATATGCATATGTTGACGATAACTTGCTTTATAGCGATCAATTTAAGAAGATTAATCTTGATAAAGTAAAGCCAATAGTTATTATTGATCCGCTAATTATTAATAACCTAGATGATGAAAAAAATGTTAAGTATGATAAAAATGCACCAGTAAGAAGACAGAATCACCATGTAAAAGGAACGCTAGAACAAGTAAAGAGTCAAATAAGAAAAATATCTAGCAATTATGGAGTATATGATTTTATGATTCATACAGATCAAGAAGATATTAGCCAACTTCTTAAACTTGTTAAGGAGTTTAATGGAGAAGAGTTGAGCACGGTTAAGCCAAACCTAACACATGAAAACTTTTCCAAAATTGGAAGCAAGGCAGGCAATGTAAAAATATTTAATAATTATATTAGCAAAGAAGAATGTGAAAGCATAATAAGAATGATTAAAGAAACAGAGACAAGCAATGTAAGACCACTTCAATCTCAAGCGCTATCCTTAGTCTATTATGACTCGCTCAATCTTCCAGAAAAGTATGTGCCTGGAGTACACGCTATGCTAGAAAAAGAATATGATGTTAAAGTAAAACCAAGACATGCTCGTTTTGCTGAGTGGATACATAACAGTAGTCAAACAATTCCTATCGACGACATGGGATCAAAAGATTCAAATCATATGGCTGGCTGGGTATATCTAAATGATGACTATCATGGCGGAGAGATTTCATTTATTAATCAAGACATATCTTTTAAACCAAAGGCTGGTGATCTGGTTATGTTTCCTGGAAATATGCACTATTGGTATAATGTTGGACCTGCAAATGGATCAAGATATATAATGCCTGTGTGGTTTGATTTTGTTTAATGGTATAATTAACTTATGGAAAAATCTAAATGTTTTTTTTGTGAAAACGCTGCAACTCATTACGATATAGTCGTAAATCGTAAAGATTATATTGTTGCAGATGTTTGTTTGAGTCACCTGTCCATGGGACTGGTATCATAGAATGAGTAATGACTTACCACCACACCTTCTAACATTTCCAAGAAGTGCTTCTCACTATTTTGATAGACTTGTTTATAATAAAGTAGGATTTCATATAGAAAGATCTCATATAGTTAATCATTTATTTGATAAAGACAATAACAAAAAAAGAAGAATAGTTACAATAGTAAGAGACCCAATCGAAAGCATATCTTCTCTTGTAGCCTTAGAAAAATCTCTTGTCTCTAACTCTAATAGAGTAAATGAAATAGTGTCAGAGTATGTTTTGCTCTATAATTTTTTGTATGAAAATGCAGACTATGTTATAGATTATCAAGATCTAACAAAATATCCAGACTTAGTGATTGATAAGATATTAAATCTGTTAGATATAAATAAAGAAAATTCTTTTAATTTTGTAACCGATATTGACTATAATAGTAAAAATTTTGTTGAATCAAGTAAAAGTTTGTCTGGCTACAAAGAAGTTAAATTAGATAATCACAACATTGAACTTTGTTATTTTTATTATAATAAAATATTAAAAAATAAAATAATAATTTAAAAAAATTGACTAATGAGTTGAAGTAGTGTATACTTAATATATGGAACAATGGATAAACGACTATGCCTCATGGGTGCTTGCCTTTAGCGGTGTTGCAGCAATATATTTTGTTGGCAGAAAACAAATATGGGCATGGATATGGGCTACCTGTAATGAGGCTATGTGGATTTACTATGCTATAGTAACAAAGCAATATGGCTTTATCTTTGCTGCTATCGCTTACTCTATTGTTTATGTTAAATCATATAGACATTGGAAAAGATTAGACTCAGATCGTTTATCTTGGAGAATTTTTACCAAATTACTTTGGGATAGTGATCATAAATAAATAAAATTTTTTATGATATACTTGTTTCATGTCTTTTTTTACAAGAAACATTTTATCTTTTTATGAACTCAATCAAAAAAATCTTTGGTATTTAAAAAAACATTTTGCAAGCAATTCAATTCCTGGTCTGTATCAACCAGAGGCGAATGATCCTTTTAACCTTACATGGCAAGATCCAAAGCCTTCTTCTGCAACAGTAGATTACGATAACACATATAAGATTAACAGTCTAGGTTTGCGTGGAGAAATATACAACAATCCAGAAATACTGGCATCTGGCTGCTCTTTAACTTTTGGTCTAGGAGTTCCAGAATTAGGAAGATGGACAAATATTTTTGGCAGCAAGATCAATAAAGATGTTATGAATTTAGCAAATCCTGGTGCAACTGCAAAGACTATCTGTATTAATATCATTCAATATTGCATGAATAATAAAATGCCTAAAGAGATTTTTTGTTTGATGCCAGATTTTTTTAGAAGTATGGTAATAGTTGACAAAGAGTTTTACAAATCAAAAACAATTATGCGTGATATAGGGACAAAAGATCAACTAGACTATGCATTTTGCCTGGCAGAAGTAAAACAGGATAAAGAGTCTATATTTATGAGGGTGGAAGATCAAAAATATATAGAAGACTCAACCTCTCCGCATCAATTAATATTAGACTCTATAAACTTTATCTATATTTTAGAATCATTTTGCCTATCAAACAACATAAAGTTGTATTGGACTACATGGGATCTAGCAACATCTAGGATTTTAGGAGAACTTGTTAAGTTTAAGGATTTTAAACTGAAAAATTTTACACCCATACTTCCTTCTACTCAATTGCTTGGACTTAACGCTTATGCAAACAAAGAATGCAATTCAGATCATGGATCTGAGTTTAGAAGTCACAAGTCTTGGCCGATTGGCACTGACTACACACTGAAAAACAACAAAAAACAAAAAGACTGGGCTCATATAGGAATTCATGCTCAATATCATGTGGCAGACTTTTTTTACAATTTATATAAACAAGAAAACCCCAACATTTGACTTATTGGGGCATATGCAGTATAATTAATATATGAATCTTGATCAATGTGAAGTATGTAGCCTAAGTAAAACATCAGAATGGTTTTGGAATGCTCATCAAACAATGAGTGATGGAAAGATTTGGTGCGTTAATGCCAAAAGATCCTAAGATAATGACTATGGACTGGCGCAGCCTTGGCTATTGGCCTATTTGGAAAGATGGAAAGAAAGTGTGGGTTCCTAAAGATGATAAATCATTCGACAAAAACACAAAGAACTAGGATATTTCCATTACGATGGATAGGGAATATATGTGGAGAGTTTGCTGGCAACCATATTGTTAAGTGTGTGAATATGGATGAGGATGAAGAGTATGGGTGGAGATATAAGTACCATGCTTTTATGTGGAAATATCTTAATAAACCTTACGAATGGTGGGGAACATACTATATGATTGATATGGATGCGTGGAAAAAAAGTTTAGATAAAATAAAGATTGACATGTCTGATTCAGGCTGGGATGATTATGATGAGTTTGGGAAAGCGTACTGGGATAAAGATTAGCCAATATTACCAGAACCAGTTACTGATCCAGTTCCAGTTACTGACTTGACACCATACGGTGCCCAGTTATCATTACTTCCTCCACCTACTGCAGGAGGATATCCTGGATTACCAGGGTTGCTAATTCTAATGAAGTAGGCTCCGTCAATACCATATGGGTCTCCATCAGTAATAACTGTGTCTCCAATGGCATAAAGTGCTCCATTATTGTATAGTCCTTGATAATTTGGTGGTGTTGTCATAAGATTATTATATCATCATATTTGACATACCCTTGTCCGTAGGGTATACTTGAAGTATGAGTATAGATGAAATGACACTAAGAGAAGAAATTGCAAGGGCTATAGAGGCTCTGCCAATTGAAGAATCAAAAACAAATGCTTTAGGTATGCGTATTGCTGCTGCAAAAATTGCAAGAGGAGAGGATAACTATATGACTAAAATTTTTGAAACACAGGTGGATTTTGAATGATTAGTCTTTTCTTTTTAATTCCAGCATTCTTATTAGGGTATGCTGTTTGCTATTTTGTTATGACATATAATGTTGATCAGAACTAGTCCTGTAACTCCAGCGGTCATCTTTGATGTAGATGGCACATTAGCCAATGTAGATCCATACCTACATCTTGTTCGTGGCTCTAATAGGGATTACGATGCCTTTCATGAGGCCTCTATAGATGCCCTGCCAAATTTTGAAGTAGTCGAAATGTTAAATGAGGCTTTTTTTGATCAAAAACATATAATAATTGTCACATCAAGAAAAGAAAACTGGCGTGGCATAACCTCTCAGTGGCTTGCTAAAAACGATATTGGACATCATGCATTATACATGCGGAAAGATGATGATAACAGACCAGACTACGAAGTAAAAAAGGATATACTAATTCAAATTAAGAAATATTGGAATGTCCTTCATGCAGTTGACGACAACCCAAATGTTATTAGACTTTGGGAAGATCATGGTATTCCTACTACCAAGATAGGCACATGGGATGGAAACAAATCTTGACACACATTCCTCAGTATGGTATGATTAGTTTATGAGCAAACGAGTTAAGAAAATATATAAGTGTGTTGAGTGTGAGACTATGATTACAATTGTAACCAGGGTTCACGAACTTCCAGAGTCAATCATTTGTCCTTGTGACAAAGTAGCAGAAAGTCAGTGATATAGTGAAAAAGTCTAATAACAAAGTCTCTCAGCATAAAATTAAAAGAGCAAACAAAAATAAAAAAAGAGTTCAGGCTAAACCACACCTTTCTAAATTTGAAAGAAAGCAAGCATTCTTAAGAGAACAAATAATTAATCAGTCACTGTTTCAGGCATCTCAAAATATTTAGGAGATAGGCAATTGGTAGATCAAGACGAGTTAAAAAAAATACCAAAAGAACTAAAGAGTTACATTATTAAAGAGCATATGAAGACATACTATTACTCTACTGTTGGAATCTTATGTTTTTTGCTTGGCACATTCTTTGGTTTATTAATTAAATAAGGACTAGCACCAGTAGCCAAGTTGGTTAAGGCACCGAACTCATAATTCGGCTATTCGTAGGTTCAAGTCCTACCTGGTGTACTTGACATACCGTGCCAAAATCGGTATAATTATCATATAACTACTAACAAAGGATAAAAATGAAGAAAGTAATCGTATCTCTATTAGTTGCAGGACTATGTATTTTTTCTGTTGTTCCATCGCAGGCTGCTGTAAGTAAGGCAAATAAGGTTGCATGTACTCAGACCATGGGTCTAATCGCTCAAATGTATATGTCAAATATGGCTTCTGATACACCAACTGTTCATGATGCAAAATGGGAAAAGAGTGTTAAGTTAAAGGCTACGAAATTACGCTCATATGCAAAACCAGCAACAGGCAAAATTAAGTCACAAATCAATTCTATGGCAGCAACTTTTGATAAGGCTATTAAGTTAAAGAATGACGAAGATGCTTCTTTTGAAAATTCTTTAAATTTACTTACACAGTCAAATGTACTTGAAGTGTTGTGCAAATAATGTACGAAGACGATAGTGTATTCTCAGATTACGATAACGATACATACGACCATAACCCTTTCTTAGGACCAAGAGATGTAATTGGATCAGAAGATAATTGGGGAATAAACGCTCCTGATTGGGCATAATCGGGTAGTTAAAGGTTTACATCTGTAACTCAGTTGGTTAGAGTACCTGCCTTATATGCAGAGAGCCGAAGGTTCGAGTCCTTCCAGATGTACCGTGTCTTCATCGTCTAGTGGCCTAGGACTCTGCCCTTTCACGGCAGCAACACGGATTCGAATTCCGTTGGAGATACCAAACCTCTGTAGTTCAGTGGACAGAACGATGGACTTCTAAGCCATGCGTCGCAAGTTCGATTCTTGCCAGGGGTACAAAATATTCATAGTGTATAATCATTATATGGAAAAAATAACATGTAAAGATCTATGGAAAGAGTTACTTTTTAGTGAACCAGATGGTCAAAATACTGTGGCTTGTAAAGAAAGAATGGCAAAATATTCTAAAGATGACTGGTCTATTATGGCCAAAGAAGCAATTGATTTAACAAATATGCTTGCTGAATTAGTTAAAAACAAAGTTCCAATTGAAAGTAAACTTGCAGAAGATGGCTTTGATGCTTTAATTAAACACTTTGCCGACTGGTTTTTTACAATAGACAAAAAAAATGCTGAAAAACTTGCATTTGTTTGTTCTCTTCACCCAGACTACATAACATTTTTTGACGGATATGCTATTGGACTGTCAAAGTACATAGGAAAAATTGGTTTTCGTTACTCATACAAACTTGCATAATAAACTTATTTTTTAGGATGCTTTGGTTCATATGGTGCGATCTTAGACTTAACTCGACCATCTTTGTATAGTCTAACAATCCATCCATCTTTAATCTGAATAGGATTAAACGCTGTTGCTTTTTTCTTTGGCATTACTTTGCCACCTTAAATGGAGAATCAGCCCAACTATCTGACTTAGCAACTGGTATACAGTTTGGTACTGGCTTCCCATCAGCACCTGGCTTCATTCCTCTTTGAACATATCCATCCCAGCAAGGTGCAGCCTTTCCCATTTGTGCGTCATACATTGCCATAGCAACTTCTGAATCTTCTGGCTCAACCATTAGTGGTGGGATCTGTACATACATAGACATTGCACATGCAGTGTATAGTCTTGTTGCTTCCCATAGTCCGCTTTCTTCTTGTTCAAATAGTTGAATCATTACCGCAGGATTTTCTGCACTTGCTTCCATATAATATTCTGTTTCTGGATTACCAAGAGCGCCTTCATACATAACATGTACTACTTGCCCTATGTGTGTATCTCCTTCTCCACCGTGGGAGGTCATTGCGAAATCGCCTTCTTTTAGCATATAACTATTATAGCATGCCGTTTAGCCTGTTGTGGGTCCTTATTCTGTGGCAGTTGGCACAAACCACCTCACACTTTTCGATCTCTTTCTTAATAGACTTCCATGAAAAACCATCATGGATCATCCTTGATACATTGTACTTCTTGTCTCTTATGTGGTCAAAGTCTAAGATAATATGATTATTGATTCCACAATCTACACAGCCAGAATCTTCTTTTATCTTGGCCAGCATCTTCTTATACTGCTGCTTATTATAATGGTCTAACTCTTTGTCAGTCATTGATATTATTATACCGCCAAATGTTAGGTCCCACACAAGCAATTCACCTGACTTGCGCCACGGTCTCTATCCAATGGGTAACTAATCCATCACTAAGGTCCTGTGTGGGACAATTATATTGTAGCATAGGAAATGAGCAGTTTATAGACGACTGCTCAGGTCTATTGGCCACGAAGATTCGACTCCTGCCAACTCTCCCCTCATGGGAGCATCCGTTGTAAAACCTTTTAAAGTCTCATAGCGGAATGTTATCTATTATACTACTTAATTTTAATAGATTTCGGTAGTTTATCTTCTGGAATTTGTTTTTCAAGTTTGATATCTAGGATACCATCTTTAAATTCAGCCCCAATAACTTCAAAAAATTCAGGAAGTGTGAAGATATCAGTGAACTTACGGGCGGCGATTCCTTTATATACATACTCTGCTCCCTCTGGCAACTCAGGATCTTTCTTTTCTCCATGAACTGTAAGTTTGCGGTTTTCAAGAGATACTGATACATCCTCCTTAGAAAAACCAGCCAAAGCAAATGAAAGAATATATTCCTTATCATTTAGTCTGATCTGATTATAGGGTGGATAGTTTGCTGCTGTTCCCATTTTCTGGAAACTTGTGAAGGTATTAAAAAATGGATCATTAAAAAGATCCAGTGCTGTTTTTACCATATTATTCCCCTTTCAAGCGAATAAGTTAATTTACCCCCCAATCTGGGCAGGCATAAATATTATAGCATAGAAAAACAGGCTAGTCAAATACCCTAGCCTGCTAATCTAAAGAATTACTTCTTTGCTGCTGCCTTTTTAGCAGGAGCCTTCTTTGCTGTCTTCTTGACAACCTTAGCAGTCTTGACTGCCTTGTCTACCTCTTCTACTGATGGCAACTTGCCAAATGCAGTATCGTTAGGGTTAACTGCTCTCAACGCTACTGGCACGATGGCTCCAAGCAATGAGTAAGCAAGTGTCTTTGGATCTGTTACGCCTGAAGCGTAAAGTGCAATTGCAGCACCAAGGACTGATCGTCCGTAAGATGCAAGCATTGCTTTTAGTTGTGTTGTATTCATTTTTTCCTCCTATAGGATATTACTTTGTTAGTTCTGTATAGTGATATATACAGACATCTCTAATTTGAGTTTCTGTGCTATACAGTTTTTCTGCTTCAAGTTCACAATCAAATATATGGCAAGAATAAAAAGCGCTAAATGCCAGATCTGAGTATGACTTGAAAGTTATCATGTATCTATTTTACCATAATCGTCTGGAAGAAGTTTCTTAAGTTCCTCATACGCATTAGTGATTTTTTTCATAGAATAGTAATTGGGTGCCATAGAGCCAAGGTCCCCATACTCTTTAAAATATGATATTTCTGGCTCAATATCAGTAATAAAATTATTTAATGATGCTTGAACTTCGTCTATATAGGTATATGCCCAATCACGGGAATCTGAAATAAATTTTAAAAAGTCCTCATCGGCTTTTTGTTTGTCTGTTTTATTATTCTCTTGCTGCTCTGCCTGAAGCATAATAAGTTCTATTGTTTGAGCAACTATTTCTGCATTTTTTCTTTTTTGATTATAAAAAAGAAAAGCAAGTATTGTTGAAGTTATTGACAACATCATAATCAGTACTGGCTGGATCATAGTTCTTTACCACCTTCTCTAACCAAAAGAACTATGGCTCCATTATCCTCTAGTGCTTTTTTTACACGAACCATATACTCAATAGCCTGCCTCTTTAACTCTACAGTTTCCAAAGACATAAAATCTTTTTCTTTTGCTTTTACTGTTATAAAATTATCATTATCTACAATTTCTAAAGAAAAATTTTTAGGAGCATGAAGTGATCTAAATGCTCTTTTCATTGCATCTGTATACATATTACTCCATTGTTAATGATTGCCATGTCATTCCCCAGTCATTTTTGCTCTTGTGATTAGAAAACTCTTTTGATATTTCTCCATTTTCTAAGTATACACCACCCCAGACACCCCACTCTTTTCCTGAAATCCCAACAGAAAAACATTCTTTTCTCACTGGACAAGAAAAACATAGCGCATCAATCGCTGGTCTTAGCAGTTCGTCATCCTCATACTTTTCAAAAAATATATTTGTATCGTAGTCTAAACAAAGAGCACTGTCTTTCCATTTAAATCTATTCATTTAGATCACATACTTATCAGGAATTTCCCAACCTAGGTTAGAAGGAGCAAACTCTTTTTTCATTTGCCACTTATTGTTTTTATAGACTCCAAACTTTGAGAAGTATGCCTTCTCTGATGGGAATGTCTCAACAACAGTCCACCCATCCCAAGATAGTTGTCTGTTCTTTTTAACTATTGATTCCATAGTTTCTAAAGAGTTAATTATCTTCATAGTGTTTCCGTTCTGTTTGTGTGCAAAGGCACAGTCTGATGCATATTATACTTAAAAGTTATACACATTTGTATTTATATTATTTAGTTTTGATACATGAACAATCTTAGATACTGGCTCTTTTGGGTTAGACAAAAAAGCAAAATGATTTATTTCAGATATGTTTTCTTCTAGCCACTGAGGAGAAACTTTAAAGAACTTAATGTTTTTTCCTCTTGACTTCATTCCTTTTTCTGATAGATTTGAAAACTCCATAGCCATCATGTTTATATTATTTGGACCTGCTGAGTATATGTGAAAGTCTTTGTCGCTTTCTAGCAACTCAGATAGGGCAACGGCCATAGATCTGAGGAAAATCTGGTAGTTATCAAAACTACTCGTCCCCTGAACTCCTACTATCATCGTTAATCCCTTCTCGTAATTTATCCATTATGAATAACATCTTGTCTAATTGTACCTTATCCATGTGTATCGTGTCAACTTGTTCTGCTGCATCCTTATCGATAAGTTCATCTACTAAAGGTGCTTTGTAAAATATGTTGTCTTTGATCCAATAAGCGTCGTTGTCAAAAATAATAACCTTTATGTTGGCTTTATCATGATGTATTTTTGACTGAGTCCTAGCCTTTATTCTTCTTGAATTATTTTTTCTATTACTATAGCGATGCTGAAGCATTGACTGACTAACTATAGGCTGTTTATTATTTTTTATACTGTTTCTTAAAACAAATACATATATTAGTAATAGGATAGTAACTGTTGTCCCAATAGCACCATAAAAATTATTCATAAATACTCCTAGGAATCCAGTATATCAGTTTTTGTTAAAAAGAACCTTGACTATTTCTTCAACAACCACACGCTCATCATTTGGCAAAGATTTTATAGAGGCAACATCAAAAGACTTTGGACCAAGTTTAACAATTGGATCTTTTTGTGTCACATCCATATCTAGAAATCCTTTTTCCCAAAGTTTTAAGGTTACTTCTGAAAAATATAGAGAAAGTTCTTCGCTAAGCCTAGAGTCAATGTCCTTAAGTCTGTCTGTAGGCTTATACAGTGGCTCTCCAGTCTCAGAATCTTTGCCTGCAAACTCTAAGCCTCCATTAAGGACTAGATTGTCAACAATATCAAACTCATCACTCACTTTCCAGACTTCTTTCTAGCCTTTGCAAGTGCATCAAAGTCCTTAACCTTAGTATCTCCTAAGTATCCCCATGCATACCCATCGTTAATCATCATGTCATTTAAAGATACTGTGTCTCCATTAATATATACCCAGCCTAAAATGCGACCATACTTTTCAGATGAGTCCATCTTTTCAGTCTTAATCACAACTGACTTGGCGTCTTTTAGAGCCTTCTTCAAATATTCCTTGGACTCAAGACCAAGAGCCTTTTCTTTAAGGTCCTTTGTGCGAGACTCAGGGGTATCAATACCAGCCAGTCTAACACGAGATGCAAACAGGATATCAAACCCTAAATCAATAAGAACATCGATGGTATCTCCATCTACAACATTCTCTACTTTTCTTACATAGTATTCATACATTATTTTCTCCCCCATTGAATATAGTTCCATCCACGCTCATGTGCGTAGTAGATAAATACTTTAACTACCGTTTCCCAAAATGCAATTGTCACAGAGAGAGAAGCGTTTTTTGTAATGACATAGGCAACAGCAACAGAGGAAAGAGTTCCCCATATGCGATAACTTAATGCCTTGGCAAAAGATCTGGCCTTAGTTACTGTCATCTTTATCTTTCTTCTTAAACATTGCTGCTACCATTCGGTCTTCAGCATCATTCATTGCTTTTCCTGATTTTTCTAATTGTTTAAATACCCAACTGCTTGCGTTTTTCAGTAGCCGAAATAGCATGAATGTCTGCCCCCAAATCTACTTGTTCAATCTTGTATCCTACATCTCTTCCATATACAATGTTGGTAATGTTAGGTAGTCTTAGTACTAATGCCCCGTCCATAAAATCATCCTTGGCAATATACTCTTTTACCTGATCAAACTTAAGTGGATCCTTCTCGCTTGTATTGTAGGTATTGCGGACTCCAAGAAGTACTTGGTCAGTTCTCTTACCTGCTTCCTTGTAAAGGGCATGGTGGCCCTCGTGCCAAGGCTGGTACCTACCTAGCATAAGTGTTGTAGGTGCAGACCAGTCATGTAGGTTAAACTGATTAATGATTACCGATGCCTTTTCATTTGCATCCCATTCATGGCTTATAAAAGCAATGTCATAGTTTGTTGGCATTTCAAACATCTTGTTGGTGTCTTCAAATCTTCCTTCTTCAATAGTGTTCATGAATACCAAAATGTCTGGCTTTCCAAATGTTGTACGAGTTAAATCTGTTGGGCAAACAAAATCAACGATTACTGGAGCAACTCCTTGCTTAGCAATTAGCCTTGCCATCTCCCCCATACGACGAGCCTGCTCAAGTCTATCTTCTGGCGTAAAGCCTAAGTCTGAATTGACTGTTGCACGAACTTCATCTGCATTAAGATGAATAGCGTTAATTCTTTCTTTGAGTGCCTTGGATAACTCTGTCTTTCCTGAACCTGGAAGACCTATAATCTGAATAATCATGCGTGTGGATCTTCCTTTGCTTTGTTTTCAATCAATTTATCTCTTTCATCAACGACAGTAATCATAAATGACATCATTTTTTTATAGCCTTCTGGATTGTTCATAATATTATTATAGTGGTGCCCACAAAAAAGCAGGTCCCCATTTAATCCATTAACCTGTACAAGGGCTTCTGCATTGCAGGAATCACATCGGTCCAACGGGCTAAGTAGCCACTCTTTATCTTGTACAGGTGTTTTAGTCATGGTCTTCATAGTATACTCTATCTTTCTTATGTTGGTTTATTTAATATCTTATATATAATTATACATCATAACGGTCACAGTGTCAACAACAGATTAGACACATTTTAGGCTTGCTGCCTCTTCAGCAATAGTCTGTGTCATTCTAGATCTTTCATCTATAATTTCATGAACATCCTCATACACTACACCATTACTGTAATATCTATAATAGTTTTTTCTAAAATGAAAATTGCAATAAAAGACTCCATCTTTTTCATTAAAATTCCTAGTATAAGTAAAGTTAATTTTTCCATCAACTTTATGTTTAGGCTTTACATTAACAAATGCTTCTGCGGTACACACTAGACTAGGCTTGTGAGTGCTAAATATATGACAATTATGACCAACAGTCATTCTAGTTTCTACATTTTTTGCAAATGTATCTTTAACTCTTTCTCTTTCATCAATCATAAATTCTTGAATAGACTCCCATGGTGTTCCAAGGTGGCTATTTGCTCTTGTTCTTGTCATGTTCATCTCATAATAATAATGGTAATCACATAAAAATTTTTTGCCGTGAGTTCCTTCTATATAAACAAATGCTGGTGCAACACAAGATGGATTTGCATTTTCACTTGCACCAAGAATATTTAAAGTTTTTTCAGGCAAGAACATCATAGGATCAAACGCTTGACACACTTGCTCTTCTGGAATTTTAAACATCATCTTTTCCTGTTATCTGTGCTATAGAATCCACTACCATTAAAGACTGCGCCTACATTAGAGTAGACACGATTTAAATCGCTATTGCAAACATCACACTTATAGCCTGGATCTTCAGAGCCGATTGGCCTTTGTTTGATAAAATTATCTTTGCAATTAGTGCAACTATATTCATAAATAGCCATTACTTCTTTTTCTTTTCTTTTACATACCAAACTGGCAGTCTGAGTTCATCTCCAGACCACTCATACCCTAAAGCCTTTACAACAAATCTAATAATCTTAATACGCATTACTTTACCTTCTTTCCAAACCTTGCCCAAATTCTTTCATGAAGATAGAAGAAAGTCATCTCTAGCGAGAGATACATCAAGCCGTAAAGACCCACATACTCCCACTCTGCTTCTTCAGTAAAATACTTAAGTACGAAATAAATTATTCCAGCAACAAAAGTAAAGTGTACGAAAGGCCAACTTACAGTCTTTAGTAATGACTTTCTTCTAGACTCCATTATAGTGCTACCTTGCCTTTTCCTCCGCCAGATGTCTTCTTTGCAGCAGGCCTCTCTGCTTTCTTTTCTGGTGCTGATACTGCTGTAGATGCTGCAATCTTGTTTAGCAATGGAGCATTTTCTTCACCAGTATAAACTGGACGACCCCAACCAACTACAGCGTTGATCAACTTCTTCTTGTTGTTCTTGACATACGCACGAGTTTTTTCTACGCACATTCCTCCATTGCGTTGATCTCCCTTTGCAGTTCCTGAAGTATTTCCTTCAATAACTTGAATGGTTCCATCACCGTTGTTCTTAATGCAAAGACCAACATGTGAAATACGATTTACACCATCTTCTGGAAAATCAAAATAGATCCAGTCACCAGGAGTTGGATCATCATTGCGAGCATCTGCCCAACGGCCTTCCTTCTTAAATTGATCTGATGCTGCTACTGTTGATGCAGACTTAGGGAATGACTTAACTCCCGCAGTAAACGCACACCAAGAAACAAAGGACTGACACCATGGTTGGAAGTTAACCTTTATCCATGCACCGTACTTTGTTTCGTTATCTTTTGGGCCTTCAATTGTGCCCACTTCTTTCTTTGCAACCTCAATGATTGCTTCTAGACTACCTTTTGCTGCCATTTTTTCCTCCTTCAAGGACATATCTATTATACCAGTTTACCTGCATATTGTAAAGTTGTATTCTTTTTCCCATTTAAGGATATCGCTTTCATCGTTCAAAAGTGGCTGACCTTTTATATTAAGGCTAGTATTCAAAAGCACTGGCACTCCAGTCTGGAGATAGAACTTGTTTATTACTCTATATAGACCTGGGTGCTGCTCTCTAGTAACTGTCTGTACTCTAGAAGTTCCATCCTCATGTACCACAGAAGGAATCTTATCTGGTTTCAAACACTTTACTGTATATTGCATATACGGACTTTCAAAGTCCATATCAAACCATTTGTTGGCATGGTCTGCCAAAACCACTGGAGCAAAAGGTCTAAACAACTCTCTCTGTTTAATTCTATTTACTTTGTCTTTAATAAGTGGATCTCTTGGATCTGCAAGGATTGATCTATTTCCTAATGCTCTGGGACCGTATTCTGCTTTACCTGATGCTACTGCTACTATTCCATCCTTCAATATGCCGTCCACAATTTTTTGAATTGGATAACTACCGCCTAAGTCATAACCAAGATATGGACTTTTCCATTCTATATGCTTGCCATAGAGCGCTGCTGCAGCACCCAAAGAACTTCCCGCATCTCCTGGATTTGGCATAATCCAAACCATGTCAAATATATTCCACAGCAATGTGTTGGCTGATGAATTAAGAGCACACCCACCCATGAATACAAGATTCTTTTTGCCAGTAATAGACTTAGCCATACGCATAAAATCATTTAATCTTTGCTCATAAACAACTTGAACTGCTGCAGCAATGTCAAACTTGTCTTGCTCCGACTCAATCCATCCCCAATCATGTATGCCCTTATGAAAGTTATATTTCTGTTGATCGTAAGAAAGAAAGTATTCATTAACTTTTTTATAGTATTTTGTCCAGTCCCCGTAAGCAGCCATACCCATCATAATGTATTCTTCTTGGTTTGGCATAAGTCCAATTAGTTGTGTAAAGGCTGAATAAAATAATCCAAAACTAGTAGGATAGTTTTGCTTATACTTTAACTTTATCTTGTCACCCTCTCCAACCCAAATTGTTGAAGTGTTGTATTCCCCAATTGCATCTAAAACAACAATTACAGCATCATTAAATGCACTTGTATAATATCCTGCTGCTGCGTGAGAATAGTGATGGCTAAAAGATTTTCTTGGCACACCCTCTATATTAAACCTTGGCTTCCAGTCTCCTGCACCACCCCTTAAAGCCAGCCTAGAGGCCTTTAGGAGGGGTTTTTCATAGTAGGCAATGTGATCTGGTCTTCCATACTGCAATGCATCTTTTACTAAACTATCATTCACATACCAGTCATTTTTTTGTTTGCTATATCTTTCTGCATGCCCTGCAAAAAGTATTTCTCCATCTTTTATTAAAGAAACTGATGCATCATGAGATGTCTCATTTACTCCAAGGATTATCATTGATTATCTTTCTGTTTATTAATTGAGGTCTGGATCAACAATTGTATACCCCTCTGGGTGCTCTGTCTGTGTTGTATGCATATAAAGAAGGGTTGTTCTTTTGCCACTTTCTATTTGAGATATACCATGTCTCCACAAATCTCCATCACTTAAGAAAAATATACCATCATATTTTTCTGGCTTGTATGTAAAATTAATACCTGGGAAATATAAATCTCCTCCAGTAAAGTCATCATCAAGATATATTACAGTGCTATACTCAATAAACTCTTCTGGTGGCTGATCATCAATATGAGGATTTGCCGAACTGCCTTGTGTCCAGACTGAGCCAAAGGACTTAAATGTTTTTATTTGTTTTGTTTCTTCTGGGTTTAGTCTTTGATGCACATCGTTAGACAATAGAGAATATTTTTTTTGAATGTCTAAGACTGTCTTGTTATACGGATAGGCAGTTCCGCCATACCTTGTCTTATAGTATTCTGGATATGGATTAACCTCTGATGGACTTTTAATCTCATCTATTAGTATCTGTGAATCCTCAGCAGTAATAAAGTTTTTAATTATAATTGGTGTTGTTATCATTAATGTATCTCATTCTGCACTACATGAAATCTTTGCTCAGACACTAGATCTAGATTTGAAAAGAAATTATACTCCACATCGTTTACAGGATATGGAAAATATTCCAAACGACGAAAATCATAGTCTATAAGGTTCATAAGTTCCTTAACACCAGGCATGCACTCCTCTTTTGATTTAAAAGAATCTATAACTTTTGAATAGTTATGATATAAAGAAAATGGTATGAAATCATTTTCTTTTATATTAGGTTCTTGATCAACCACTAAATTAGTTGGAATAGCCACTATAGAAATTCCTTTGTGTGCTGCGTACATTGAAACATATTCATCAACCCCATAATTTTTAAATATTGAAATATCAGGCAAATTTTCAAACAAATCAAATTTCATAAAGAAAAAATCTTTAACAAACCAGTTATTTTTTGTTGCTGTTGATATTTCTTTTTTATTGTAATCTGGATAAAACTTATAGTTATTTTTATTAAATACAATATTATAATTTCCTGATACAATTGTGTTTGTTTGACCTTGGTATCTTAGTAATTCATTATCCCAATCTTTTTCAAACATTTTTGCACCATCAATATACATAAAAAAATCAAAACTTTTTTTCTTTTTTAAAAGATATAGGCACTTAAATCTAGATACTAGACTGTCCCAATGTACATGATTGTACTCTACCCCTAAAAACTTTTCTGGCCTTGACACATTTGTTTGATCGTATACGACAACATGTATGTGATTATGACCGCTTTGATTTTTTATGAGTTGCTCTACCGCTTGTGGTAGTGCTTTACTTTTGTACCCATAAAAATAAACTAATATTTTTTTCATTTTACAGTAATGGAATCCAGTGTTGTTCTATCGTGTGGCTTCCGCCTCTAAGCAAAGACTCCAGAGGCTGAATGTCATACGCAACTGTAATTCTTGAACCTTCCCAATCCCAGTCCCCCATAGCATGTGGGTGTCCCATTTCTGAAACAATCATTCTGTTATTAATGTTGTGGTTTGCAACTTCTCTTTTTGGATCACCAAAAAGTCTGTAGTAAGTTGTTGATGGCTCAGCCTTTACACAGTAGTATCCATGAAAATTAGGGGCGCCAGGTGCACCATGATCATGCCAATTTAACTTTCCATTTCCCTTGCTGTTTATATTAAACCAGCCTTGAACATAGTATTTCTGCTTTTCAAAATCTACACCGTAGTATTCACAGGCTTCCTTAACAGTCTTTGATAATTCGGAATATAGTTTATGCAAAGATGGATGATAAAGTTGAAACACATTATATTCTCTCCACTTTACAGTTGACAGGCTTCCAGACTCTAGCCAGTAGCCTGGATCATTCTCCATTGTTTCTACCCCACGAAGTTTAGCATTTTCAATCAACTCATACTTTTCTTCTAAAAACTTAGTTAACTGATCTAAATCGTTGTCTAGATATTTTTCAAAAAACTTATGCTCCTTGTTGCTTTGCGACAAAGACCCATTTGTATTTAACATTATTTTTCTCCCTCATTGTTTATTTTTTCTTTGTTGTACTTTGCATATTCTTTTTTTCTCCATGCAAATTTTCTATAGTGTGCTGTTATATCAGACCTTCTATTTTCTGATCTTAGTTTATGTTTTTCTATAGCCTCAAAAGAGTCATCAATCACTAAGTTCCAAGGCTCTCTTTTGATTGGTATCATCTGAAATACTGGAGTTCCCATTGGTATTATTCCTTCAAAATCTTTTTTTATAAAGAATGGTATAAAGGCAGGCAATCCCCAAATGTCAGAATCAACTATTCCAGATGGAACCCAAAATGGCAAGTCTGGTCTATTTATTGGCATAGTCATAAATAGAGAATAATCTTTTGGTGTTTCATAATACCATTGCATCTTAACACCAAAATGTATAGGGTGAACATCTTTTGGAATTGCCATATCAACATTAGGACGTTTATCCATCATCATAAAGTTCTTTTTCCAAGACAGTGATGGCTTGCCAGATATATCAAGTTTTACCTCTAGATCATCCTCTAGTGAGTACATATAACCAAGAGACATTGCGTCCTGAAACGGCAAGCAAAGTTTTGTAGAAACATTTGATCCGTCTGCACCCCTATCATTTACTGGACACAAAGATTTTAGGTCGTTGCTTGTGAAGTGCTTTGCCAAATCTCTGTACCACTGTGGTATTTTTTTATAAGATGGCTCTGGAGACACTAGATCTTTGTCTGTGTAGTGTGGAGTAAAAGTTAGTTCTAACTCATTGTTGTCCATAGTAATCCTTTATTTTAAATATCTCTGTGTCGCTTAAGTTAACAGACATATCGTACATTGCAGTATTCTTACTAATAATAGCATACTTTTCTTTTAATTGGTGTTGTCCAGTATTCTTAATTTTAAAATCAATAAAATCTGAAAAAGCATACTCCGATGTATCTTCTATTAGTTTAGCAATAATATTTTTTTCATTTATATAAAATGGTGTATCTTCGTTTTTTACTTCAGTGATACTAACATCAATGTCTTTATTTATAAACCACGGAATATAAAATCTATATGTTGGGTCAAAGCATTCTGTATTTTCTAAACTATTTAAAGATGGATAAAACTGTCTTTGATGACATTTATCTAAAGCGTATAGGGTATTGTCGTCTTTTTCTTCAACCCAAATCTCAGCATGAGTCCTTTGTCTAAAAGTAATTCTATTATCTATTATACTTATAATTTCTGGTCTTGGATATAGATTAAGAACATAGTTATTAACTGGCTTTAAAATACTATCTATTTCTAAAATTTCTTTTGAGTTATACCTAGACCAAATATTTGGAAGTCCTGACTGAATTATTATTTCTGGCAAAGATAAGTTTTCAGAGTTTACCCACCATGGGGATCCTGAAATATTATTTTTTTTAATTATCATTTTGCCCTTATCTTAAATGTTTTGGTATAACAATTATACACCATCACGCTGCCCCACCTGGCCTCGATCCAGGGACATCCGAATTAACAGTTCGGCACTCTACCAACTGAGTTATAGGGCAAAGCAGGCAGTTTTAGTCATGCCTAGGACTAACTGTTAGTTACGAATGTATGATGCAGCACCAATTAAAATCTTTGGAAGAGAAGTTAGATACTCCCCAAATGTTTTAAAGGTATTGCGATTTACATATGATGCTGCTGAAATTACTGTTGCTACAGAACTTCCAGAAGTTTTTAGTTCTGAACCATTATATTTTGTAACAGTTACACGACCAGGTGCTACTATATCAAGTCCAGGACCTGTATTTGTTGCTGGCTCTAGTTGTGTTTCGTTTCCAAGTGCACCTACGCCAATTGCCCCATTGACACAAGAAGGAAATCCAACCACATCTCGTCGACGGTCATTTCCTGTTGCAACAAATACTGGAATATTATTAGAGGTTAGAGATGAAATAGAATTGATAGTTCTAACATCTTTTGAGCATCGATCAAGAGCAAGGCTTGATTGGCTAACTGATACGGCGTCAATACTATACTTTGATGCATTTTGCGATACCCATTCAAGTGCTAAGTCAATTGTGCGGTTAGAAAATTGATTAGTTCCGCCAGACTTTTCCATATTTGCAATTCTTACAAACACAATCTTAAGGTTAGGATTAACTGTTAATGCAGCCTTAACCATTGTGTCTCCGTGGAAAACGCCATTACTCCACCCGCTAGTTGGCCATACTGAGTTTCCCGCTGCGCCTTTGCCTTCCATAAAAGTGCTACCGTTTGGACATAGTACGGACCCACCGAATTTCAGAGCAAAGGAATCATTTGCCGTAAAGCATGCTTCTTGAATGATTGATGGAAAGTTATTTGAGTTAATTGCAGAGTCAATAATTGCAAGAACCTTTTGATCTTCTGCTTGTGCTGGCTGTGTTACTGTTATTAGTAGTGCTGCTGATAGTAGTGCTAGTAGTGTTTTTTTCATTTTATTCCTTTTCTATTAAGAAATCATCAGTCTTATGACATGACAACATGGGTCTCCACCTTGGTCCCATTCTTCACTTTCTTCTTCACTCATATATTCGTATCCGCCATCATGTGTATTGCAGTAGGGTGGTGTTACCCATCCTCTTTCAATACCATTTTCAAGCCAGATACCAAACTCTTGCTCTTCTGGTGATAAGTCTTCGTGCGAGTGATTCATATTAAAAGTATACTCCTAAAGGCTAACAATGTCAACTGGACCCATGCATGACGGGTTAAATTTAATAGCAGCATTTACTGCTTGCATTACTCTGTTTCTTGCATTTTTTTGTTTATCTGTTGCGTATAAAACACCGTATGCGTATTCTGCACCAGATCCCATAGCAAGATATGGCAGTGTATATTTAGATAAAGACATATCTGCAGAACTGTGCTCATAGATTTCTCCACGAACCGCAATAATCAAACCAAGATCTCCGTCTTTTGATGTGTCTACCCAGAACTCGTTATAAAATTCACGAAGTTCTTTTACAAACCTAGTTTGCATAAACTTGTCTGTGTCTTTAATGTTGGGAGGAGTTGGTTTAAAATTATAACGGATTCTTTCTCCGTCCATCGCCCCTGCATATCCAATTAGGTATGGACCTATCTTCCAAACTTTTGGAGCAGATAGTGCTAAAATAGTACCATCATCTGATGCTCCACGATCTCCAGCCATATAAATTTTATCTTCATGTTTTACAACAGCAATGCAAGTCACAGGTAGAAGCCCTCTCCAGATAGGTGATACTTAAGTATACCATTGCCCAGAGAGGGCTGTCAACTAGGGTCAATAATGACTAATTAGCCTTTTTGTCTACCGTCTTAAACGCATCATTGATCTCTGCCAATGTGAGTTTTCCATCGTCCAAAAAAGCCCTTGCCAGTCTTTCAATGACTGTTGCTACGCCTAA